TCCACCAACACAACACCCATACGTTCCAACTGCTTCTCAACTGTGTCAAGCTTGACGCCCGTCAATTCAGCAATGGTCTTGTGTGGGAGCTGTTCCATGAGCGCAAGGCGCAAGAACTCAGCGCGTGTTTCAGCGGGAACTGTGTTCTTACGTGCAGTCTTAGGAGCCAACGCAGCTGCGAATAGCTGCTTGATGATCTCTATGCGGCGCTCGCCTTTGATGTGGGAGAGGTCGGTTGCATAGTAGCTTGGGGGCTCGGCGTAGCGGCGCGGGCCATTGCGAACGCCTTGCTTATCCACTTGGGCGTTGTCGGCTTGTTTTGGTTGACCGGATTCCCGGCCACCATCATTACCTTGGGTTGCTTGGACATTAGTCGCCTCGCTTACTTGCGCTTGCGTGGCGTTGCTACTGACAGCATTGGATACATCTCCGGTGCTTGTCCGTACTCCGCTTGTTGATGGCTGTCCAGCTTGGACGCCAGACGGTCCCGCTCCGACACTTGTTGCTCCGACGGGTTGTACTTCAGTGGGTCGTACACCCCCAGCTCCGCCAGTGCTTGTTTCTGTTGCTCCGCCTGAGACTGGTACTTCTCGAAGCCCGGCATTGTTTTGCAGTTGCAGTCTGTCATCTTTAGCTCCTTTAGCTTGTTGCTCGGCTTGATAGCCAGTGGTATCTTGCCCTGTCAGGGCTTGATGGATTGCGTTGACCTGCTCGAGCTTGTCGCCTTTGAGCTGGGTTGATTGGTCATTCAAGATGGCTGCGGCTTCGTCGACTGAATCCACATGAGCGATCTGGAATTGATTGGCTACTTTGCCTACAGCTTGAAAGCCCTTGTCCACGGACGCCATGACATCGTTGGCGTTGAATTTGAACTTGATAAGCTGGCCACCAGTTTCAGCGTTGGCTTTGGTAATAGCTTGAGCAAGCTGTACCTGCTGGGGCGGCATACGCGACGTGAAGTTAGCAATAGCGCTAGCCACTGCTGGAATATTAGGACCGTAGACCTTCTGGCCGAAGGCGCTACCTACAGCTGGAGTCTCTGGATTGACCACGCCAAACTGTTGGGCTGCCTGTTGGGCAGCTTGAACTTGTTCGTCTTGTGCTTGTTGCTGAGCGGCTTGTTGTTGCGCTTGTTGCTGGGCTTGAGCAATCTCAGTAGCGCCACCTGATACTGCTGGCACAGGCTGGCCGACAGGAACTTGAATGATCTCACCGTCTTCGGTAATCTGTTCGCGCATCATTGGCGCTGGAGTTACTGGCGCTTGGAACTGTTGCGTAGTTAAGTCAGGCTGAGCAATGTCCTTGTTCTCGAACGCTTGAGCTACATCATTACCACCAGTTTCAGCGGCGCGTTGGCCAGCGAACAGGCTCATGCCGCCACGGATAGCACCGCCGCCGATACCACCTTTGATAGCGGCCATACCATATTCATTGAGCGCGTCAGCGCCGAGCAAGTCTTTAAACGCGCCGGTACGTTCTAGTGCAGTTTGGGCAGTTTCTGTACCAGCTTCGCCAGCAATACCAAGGGCTGTTTGTTTCAGTACATGCGGAGCAAGTTTCTCACCAGCCCCACGAGACAGAATGTCTAAACCCTTGTTGCCAACTTTATTGACGAGGCGCTCAGCACCGAAGGCTGTATCCAATGTGGCCGCAGCAGCACCAGTGGCCAAAGCACGGGTCTTGTCTTCACGGCCAGATTCACGTTGCTCAGCACGGATACCGCCGTATTCTTGGGCTAAGTTGCCAAGGTATGCACCAGCAGAACCACCGATGGCTTGGCCAGCGAGAACACCAGCTGGGCCTAACGGAGCACCGAGAGCGCCACCAATAGCACGACCGCCGAGGGCAGTAGCACCTGAGAAACCAACTTGAGGTACGAGTTCACCAACAGCCTCCTTGGCAGTCTGCCATGGGCTGCTCAACGCCTCACCGACTGTATTAACAGCAGCGGGGTTGCGGAAGGTAACGTCTTCGCCGTAGGACTCGAGCGCACGGCCTGCGCGGTCTGCACCTAAGTCGCGTGCAGTAGAACCAAGAGCTGATTCAACCTGACCAATGCCACGCTTGACGCTAGTCCACATGCCGGGGGAGCTAATCTTGACACCCAGCTCGGAAGCAATGTCCATGGGGTCAATACCAAACTCCGTTGCTGCTTTCTTAATGACATCAGAATCTGATTGCGCGTCAGGAAATAGGGAACGGAGCTGGTCTAAGGTCGCCATGGTTGGCCTTTAATTGGATGGTAGTGCGGACATGCGAGGCTCGCCTTTACGGGCCTCAAGTTCAGCTTGTGCATCGTTGGCTTCAGCAGTACTTACACCGCGTGGTTTCTTAGCCATACTCTGCAACTCACTCATGGACTTATTGTATAGCGGACGGCCCTCAACTGCGGGGGTAACTGCGCTACCAGCTCCACCTTTTTCACGAGCCTCAATCGCTTTATCCAATGCGGACTTACCAAACACATCAGGGTATTTAGCCTTGACTGCCTTGATTTGCTCTGGAGTTGTGGCCTCGTTGTACGCGGTGTACGCAGCTTTCTCTTGCTCAGCAGAGACCGCAGCACGGTCTGGCTTACGCAGCATAGTGACAATACCAGCCAAGTCCTTAGACTTCTGTGCACCAGCAGTAGCACCCTTCAAGAGGACGGCTTGGCCTTTAGAGCCAGCTTGTTCTTCTGGAGTCATCTGAGCAAACTCATCGAGGAACGGCTGCATTGCCTTGCCAGCTTCTTTGCTGTCTTTGGCGGTCTGAAGCATGTTGCCATATACGCTTGCATGTGCATTAGCTTGGTTCGCTTGGGCAGCGTACAAAGGCTTCTTAGCGTTCAACTCTTCGCGTTGGAGGCCGAGGGTTTGTTTCTTCAGACCCAGTTCTTGTGCTTTATAGAAGTGCTCAGGGCCAGCAGCAGCCAGCATGGAAGCACCAACTTCATCACGGGCAAGACGGAATGTATCCATGGTCAACTGACGAGTACGGTCGTTCTGGATGTTCCCTTTGGAATCAGAAAACTGCACGACAGGGCCGTTCTTTGTATCCACGATCTTGGCAGTCAGGCCGTCATTAAGCGTGCCTTTGTTTGCGTTGTAGTGCGGCAACAGATATTCTTCTGCGGCAGCACGAAGACCTTTGTCAGCCACGACTTGATCGGACTTACGCATCCACTCAAACGCCTTGTCTGTGTTGAAGGCAGAGGTATCAGCGCGTTGAGCGTTGGCATACTGCATCACAGCAGTTGGGTCTGCACCGCCTTCAAGAGCACGTTGGCGAACACGGGCAAGCTTCTCAGAGGCTTGGACTTCGGGAGTCATGTAGCCGCCTTCTTGTGGCAAACCTTGAGGTGCGGGGCCAGCCATCATCTGAGCTGGGTTAGCCGTGTTCATATCGCCTTGTTCAGCGATAGCAGAACGCAGAGCCTCACGGCCTTTCATGGCCTGTTCAGCTTCTTTGGTCTGTAGCTCAGTTAGAGCGTCGCGTTTCTTCTGAGACTCAATGGCCTCCAATGTCTGATACGTGTCCAAGCCGCCCTTGGCCAGACCACCAGCAAATGCGCCTAAATTAAATGCCATGGTTCATCACCTTTGAGTAATCGACAACTTTGTAGCCGTCAGCGTGGAACGATACTGCGTTAGGGATGTGGGCAACTTCATGTGCCATCACGCCTACTTGTGGGCCATGACCCCAAGTGTCGCGGTACTCTGGTTTGTAGTGGTAAGAATACAACGGCACATCATTCAACAACGTACCAATGCGCTTCACATCTTGCTTAATCGTGACGTCAGACCCTGTCTTAGCGTACAAAGCAATACCGGAGCCAATAGCGCTACCCAGACCAGAAGCCATCGCACCACCAGCCTGTTGGTTGGCCGCGTATGCGTTAGTAGCCGCGTTTGTAGCGCCGACACCCAGTTGCCCGACGTTATTCCAGCCAGACATTGCAGTGTTAGCACCAGCATTAAGCGCAGCGCCTGTCGAGCCAAAGTTGCTAAGCGCCGCTTGTCCTGTTTGGAATCCTTGGTTAGCCGCGCCCAGAGCGATACCGGTGCTAGCGTTGGCTTGAGCGGGAAGGCCCGCGTACATGTTGTACACGTTGGCTTGTTTTTGCAGGCCAATATCCTTGGCTGCCTGACGTGTTTGGTTAGCTGCTTGAGCTTCCATCAGAGCTTGGTTTGCACCCATAGCGTTGCTCTGGAATTGTGCAGTGCCTGAAGTTGGGTCAATACCGTAAGAGCGTTGACGCATTTCTTGTTGCTGGCGCTGATTCTCCATTGCGGAGGTAATGTCAGCACGAGCACCTTGCGCTAATTGCTCTTGATAAGCTTCTTGGTTGTACTGGTCAGCATCGGCCTTGAGTTTCTCCATGGCGGGAATAGCCCCTTGCTCATAGCGCTCCGTGGCTTTCTTTGTCTGTTCCAGCTGGAACTGACTAATGCCTTTTGTCATGTTCCACTGTTCGTCAGAACGCGCCTCTTGTTGCTGAGACTGCTTGAGCATCTCTGGGTAGATGTCAGTGGTGAACTTGCTCCACTGTTCTTTGGCAAGCGCAGACATCTCGCGCTGGGCGATACCGATGTTTGGGTCTGCGGCTGGTGCGCTGCTCGACGATTTACCCATGGTTAACTCCTAATCCACTTACATTCAGATTTGAGCATGCCGTACAGGATAGCGTTTTCACCATCCTCGAACGCTTCGCGTAGCACCCCTTCTTGGGTGAACCCTACATGCTCGTCAAATTTTCTAGATACGCTGTTGCTTTCCCGCACAAGCCCAGTGACACGACGACACTTGAGCTGGATAAACGGGTAAGCGAAGAACGCATACATAAACTCTTTGGTGGTCCAGCGTTTGCCGGGTGTCGCCGCTACGTTCATACAGATCGCTGCTCCGGTGTACATGTTGTACGCTACACCTGCGATCAGCTCACCGTCTTCTTCAATCCCAATGGCCACTTCAGCGTCATCTAAGTTCTCACCGATTCGTTCGGCAACCCAATCTCTGACACGCTTGTCTTGGCCATATACCAGATTTTTCATGGCCGTAGTTTACCCTGAGTGTTCAATCCGCGAAAGAATTAAATTCAACTGGGTAATGCAATCTGCCAAAGTAGCAGTTGCTGGCAATGGGTCAATAGACACCGCACCGGGGCGGGCACCAGTGACCATCTCAATGTTCTGCTTCATAGGCTCGACCACTCGAGCAATCTCGAGGGCTAAGCCGCTGGTTGGGGGGATGGCTGGCTTTCTCATATCTGACGCAGTTCTGCAACAGATGTTGCCATAGCAAACTTACGCAACGCGGCATTACCTGTAAGCCGGACTTCGTAGACATAGTCTTTCTGCGCTGCGGGCAGGCGTACAGGCTCTTGCCCCGTAATAGCAATGTTGGCGATTAAAACACCATTAGCGTAGATCATCGCTTGGATGTTTTGGGTCTCGGCCAAAGAAGGAATGTTGGCCAAAATGCTTCCGCCTAGCACGATGGACCCAAGCGTAGTGCTGTTCAGCGTACTCTGTAGTGGAGTCCCTGCTACCCAGATTGCTTGGTTACTTGCGGTAATTTCGGCAACGATAGCGTTGTACGCCACTGAATCGTCAAGAGACTCCCAGTCCGCTTGAGACTTACTCACCGCGTAGTTTGTGGGCTCGTTCAAGATGAATTTCTTTGACATCCACTCATAGAACAACATGTTCACTGGGTCTGCATCAAGCTGATAGACGAGGTTATCCGTAGGCGACACAATGTAAATGTTAGCAGTTGCCTTCTCCACAAAGACGGCCTGTGCTGCTGTCTCAAATGTAATTAACGGCGGGCTATCCCCGCGTAGAAGCACCAATGCTGCTTTCGTGGGCCCAACCTGATAGAACGCAATGTACATGTTCTGGTAGATAGCGCCGACCATGCTAGAGGGCAAATACGTTTGCCACTCATCTCGAGTGAACAAGGCACGGCTAATCACGTCCTGCGTTCCGGGAGCGATAGATACCAAACCGTTAGGGCTAGCGTACAGCACGCCAAACTGATCAGACGTGATGGACTTCTTGGATACACAAGGCTCAGGTAGCGGAACCTTTTCTTGTGACATTGCCCCGGGTTGGGAGCCTGTAATGAGGTATGGAGTCTGCGTTGTACACACAACCAAAGTTTGGCCAAACACACCTAGGCCGACGATGGGCGCACCCACGGTCATCATGTACCCTACAGGCCAAGCATGAGGTAAGTATGGCTCAGAGAACCAAACTTGATTACCAGTGAAGCCAGCCAAGATACCGTTTGGCAAGGCGATCAAGCCTTGCAGTGTTGCAGGTGGCGGAGTGTAATACAGCGATGGCAGTGCGATACCAAGGTTAGCAGCCGTAACCGTATCAGAGAACGAACCTGATGCAGCGCCCGTAGTGGGGTTCACAGTGACTGTACCTACGTACAAATACTGAGCGCTAGTGGCACTGGTCACTGAGCGGTAGATTCGGATAGCTGTAATGTTGTAGCCTGCGGCTGCCGTAGGAGCAGTACTGAAGGCACTTACTGTGACAGTGGCATTCGGCTCCACTGTAAGAATTGTTGCAGCAGGGCTAGGAGCAGACTCTTCAAGCACAGCGCCAAAGGTGCTGACATACGTGTACACATAAGCACGGTCTTCATGAACAGTACCTGAGCCGCCTGATTTAACTAACGTTGGAGCGGCAGCAGGGCCGGGCACACCCATCTTGTACGCAGTGTTGGGGAATGGTTTGGTTCCTGTCCCGTTTGTTGTGGCCAAGTTCCAGTTTGTCTTTTTTGGAGCTACACCATCTGTGTAGTACACACGAAAATCAGATACATCAGCTACAGGGCTGGGTACGACGTCTGTATCTGTATCAAACTCAAGCCAAGCGCTAGACGTGGCTCCGTTGAGCTTATAAATTGCCTCGGGGCTAGACAGCCCGGGGGTATACGCCAATAACGGCTTGCGCCATGGGCGCAGCTCTCCAGACTGGAGTTTGACGTTCTTTGCAACCTGTGCTTGGTTAGGCGCAAGCAGGGCCGGACTTGTACGGGGCGAAATACCCGAGAAACCTTCTAGCTTCAAAAATGGCATGTCGCCCCCTTACGTTACTCAGCAGCAGGTGCGTCAGCAGCCTTGGTGTCAGCCTTCTTGGTCTTGGCTACCTTGGGGGCTTCCAATTCCTCAGCCAGTGCTTTACCGTCGTCGTTCAAATTGAACACACCATCGTCGCCCAATGAGCCAACTTTTTTACGGTCGCCCATCATGCCCACAATAATGTTGCCAGCGCACAAATCAGCACCAGACAATTCCATAAATTTCTCAAAGCTTAAAGCCATTTTTCTTCTCCAGAGGGGTTAAACACAAGGGGCATTGTAGCCCCGTGCCGGAGTTACGCAAGCGCAGTACCGTGGTCAATTAAGCCAAGGGCTAGTTGAGTGTGTTTCACGCGGTCGTCTAGGCCAATCGTGCCACCGTTAATTTTTTTAGTAAGCCCTACCCAGTCGCCTGCCTCGGCCAGCGCATTGCAGTTATGTGTACTCCAGAACCAGCCGGCAGTAAGCGCAGCGTACTTCGGTGTAGATACCAAGTCGGGGTTAGCTACGAAGTCCACCCCAAGAGCCTGACTAGCATGGTAGTAATTAGCGTGGCCAGTAAGCTGGATGCAGCCACGACCGCGAAAGCGCCAGCCATCGCCAGAAGCTTCATCCCGATTCCCCATACGTGAGCTGTACACGTTGTTGGCAATTTTTCGTGGATTACCGGCGTAGGCATTTGCGACTTCAAGGGTTGGGAACCGTTTGGCCCACAGCTTCATCAGCGTGGCGGCTTTGTAGTTCAGGTTTTCTTCAAGGATACGGAACTGAGCGCACTCGTGGCCGCACTGGCCAATGAACGCTGCCTGCTTGCGCGGCGTGTCAATCCCAAACTTCTGGAAGGTCTCGTTTAGCGCATCAACCCAAACTGGGTCAATGTGCATAGCTTTAAGTTGTTCAGCGGTTACCACTTAGGGTCTCCTTCACTTGGTTGTACCGGTCGATGCAGGAGTTGAGCTCGATGATGGCCCTGTCTCCTTCGGCGACGAGCCTGATAAGGTCTTCAACAGTCTGTCCGTCAAGTTCGGCTCTCTCTTTACCATCGTTGCCGGTAGTGGTGGCACATCCACTCTTGGAGGTGACGGGGATGTACAG